GCACGCGAACCGCTGAATATGCGCGGGACCCCCTATCTTTAACCCCGAGCCAGCCCCACTCCTCCCCCGCACCGGTTCAGGGACAAACGAAAAGCCCCGAGCCCGTGAGGGCTCGGGGCGCCTGCTCCTGCGACTGGATTCGAACCAGTAACCGTCCGGTTATCGGCTTGGTCACAATGTTACCTTTTTGTTTCCTTCGCGCCCTAGCTGGGATAACACCGACGATCTTCCTTCCATCGCCTAGATTGCGGCATCTTTCCGGTGGACACGCTCGCACCGTCGCGAGACAGTGAATCACCCACCAATACTTACCCCGCAATGGTCGCAACAGGGGGACCTGCTCATTCCCCCTCCCGCGAGCGCGGGATGCTGCGAGAGAACTAGGACACACAGATGACACCCCTCTGGGACTGGGACACGGCCGTCGCAGATTGGACTACCGCTATGCAAGCTGCTGGCCGTTCACCCCGGACTATCCGCCTCTACTCCTGCCACCTGCACAAGGTCATCCGCGAATGCCCCGATGGCCCGGCCTCCGTGACCTCGACTGACCTACGGTACGTGCTCTCCGCGGGCTCGTGGAAACCAGAGACACGCAAGAGCGTGCGCGGTTCTATCACAGCGTTTTTCCGATGGGCTCACGGAGCGGGCCTCATCCCCGTCGACCCCGCTCAGGGGCTGGCTGCCGTGCGCGTTCCCGCCGGCGTCGCCCGGCCCGTCCCTGACGACGTACTCCACGACGCGCTCGCACGGGCTGATGAGCGCGACCGCACGATGATTCTCCTCGGCGCTTATGCAGGCCTGCGCTGCATGGAGATCGCGCGCGTCCACTCCCGCGACTGGGACGGGACCGGCCTGTACGTGACAGGCAAGGGCGGCAAGACCCGATATGTTCCGATTATCCGCATGGACCTGCGCCGCGCCCTGACCTCCTGCCACGGCTACCTATTCCCGGGGCAAGACGGCGGGCACCTGTCCGCTGGGTACGTCTCGAAGCGACTCGCGCGGGCACTCCCTGCTGGCTGGACCGGGCACACCCTGCGGCACCGCTGCGGAACCGCCATGTATGCCGGCACCCGTGACCTCCTGGCCGTCGGAGCCGTCCTCGGACACGCGAGGCCCGAGACGACCAGACGCTACGTGCGCCTGCCTCCGGATGCACTCATTAGCGCCGTGAAAGCCGCCGCATAAACACGAAGACAGCCCCACACCCAAATTGAGGGTGCGGGGCTGCCTTCTTGTTCTACGGATGGACGAGGGAGGGATACGAGGCCATCAGCCCCGTCGCTCCCTTCGCAAGCGCTTGGCGCGCCTGCGAGTCATTGACGATGATGTGCGCGATCGTCGGCTTGCCTGATGCGTTCAAGCGATTCCAGACGTCCGCCCCCGCACTCCACTCCATCCCGATCACATCCCACTGGGACAGGTCCGAGGTCGCGACCTCGGACGGGTAGAGCATGGCCATGACCTTGTAGCCACGGGCCTTCGCGCGCTTCGCTCCGGTCCCCTTCGCGAACACCTTCCACAAGACCCTGCGCTCGGGGTGCCCCCCGAACGTCGTGTCCAAGTAATCGAACAGCTGCTCTTCGGCCGCCAGGTCACCCGGATTGCGTTGATCCTCCGAGGACGTGGTCTTGTGATCGATCGCGAGCACGACGTCGTCCGGCACCTGATCGACGATGTCTGTCAGGCGCATGAAACCGCCCGAAGCCTGTCGGAGCGTGCGCAGCGTCGACCACGGCGTGTTCCAAATCTGGTAATCCGTGCCCGGCACCGTCCGCGACGTCTTCCAGTCGTGAATGGCGACGAACTCCCCCGAGGCGCACCGCCGCACAGACAACTCGAGTGCCTTAAAGCCGGCGCGCAACGAGGCGTTGAGGCCAGCCTGCGTGAACTCGGGATATTCAGTGCCGCCCATCCGATGACTGATATAAAACGGGCGCCGCGACAGGAAGGCCGTCACCACGTCCTCGCCCGCAGGAATCACCGGCGTCGACGGAGCACGCCGCGACAGGCTAACGTCACCACCTGCACGTCGACGCACTCGCACGACACCCGGCCTATCCCCACCTGCACGCCGACGCTCGTAAACGACGAGGTCAGGCATGCGCGATCACCTGCACTCCAATGCCGTTAGAGCCCTGCGGGTTCGGATACGTGACAACGAGGTCCGCCGGCTGCGAGCCCGTGCGGCGCGCCAACGTCACCGTCTGGTAGTTGAGGCCTTCCTGAGCCGCGAAGGCGAGCTTTTCCCAGCCAGCGGAGACAGTCACCTGCTCCGAGGACTCACCTGCACTCGTGCGCTCGAATGCAAAGCCGAGCACCACACCCTCGCCCGCGAGCGCGGGAGCCGTGCAGGTCGTGGTCTCGGTCGGTGGGGCCTGGCGCTTCTTGACGTCGCCCGCCTTGACCGTGGAGGCTCCTCGGATCGAGGCGGCTGCCCAGCCAATCTCGGCGACCTGGCTAATCGTCAGAGTGATGGTGGGTGCCCACGGACCGGCGATGACGACGGCGCGCATGGTGCCGACCCAGTACGGCGCAACAAGCTGTTCCCAGCCCTGCGGCACGGTCAGGTTCGCCGGCGTTCCTTGGGCCTTTTCGTTCAGGCCGATCACGATCTTGTCGCCGGCCTTTCCATCGACCTTGATCGTCACGGTCTGGCCGACGACCTGCCCGGCTGCGCTGGCGACGAGCGTCGGGCCAGCTGCGGGGGCAGGCGAGGGAGTCGGGGACGGCGCAGGGGCAGCCCCGGAAACAAGGAAGTAAAGCGCACCGTCAGGCAGGGCCTGCGCTTCGGCTTCGGTGGAGCACACGGTGATGCCGACGCGCTTCAGGGCTTCGGTGAGTTCGGCCTTGGTGGCTAGGCCCGTGAGATCACTCGTGTGGGCCACTCCCGCCACGTCGGACTTGGTAGCCAGGCCCGTGAGTTCGGCCTTGGTGGCCAGGCCCGTGAGATCACTCGTGCGGGCCACTCCCGCCACGTCGGACTT